AGAATTAGCATCGCATTTAATACCTTCGCAAAAGGTATCTTTGGTAATGCTGATAATGCTACAGAATTGGTCTTGACATAGAAGCCTATTTCGTCTATAATACTTTCAATGATGAGGAGAGAATAGATGTTCAAGGTAACTTTCGACTATAAAGCAAAAGACGGCTTTTTGACTGAAGGAGAAATTGTATTTAATTCTCTCAAAGCGGCTTTTATGTGTATAAATACATTGGCTGAAAAGTATAAGTTGGTTGGTAAGCCGACCATTGAAAGAGTGTAAAGAGTATCGCCGAGACCGCCTGAGTGGACGGGCACCCGACTGTAAATCGGACGTCTTAGACACGGTAGGTTCGAACCCTACTCTCGGCACCATATTCGCTTCGGTAGCTCAGTTGGTAGAGCACGGGATTGAAGATCCTGGTGTCGGCGGTTCGATCCCGTCCTGAAGCACCATATTGGAGGGTTGGCTGAGTGGTCGAAAGCAGCTCATTGCTAACGAGTCGTACCCTAATAAGGTACCATAGGTTCGAATCCTATACCCTCCGCCATATAAATAATACAAACATTGCTCTGATTGACTTCGCTATGATGTTGATGACTTAAACATCGTCCACACATAGGGAGGTCTCATGAACAAGTTTCTAGCCGCTGCGGCGGCTCTATTTGCGTTTGTCGGCGTAGCATCAGCACAAACTCTGCCTGCTGGTTATCTCGGAACAGTAACAGGTAACACGCCTAACACCTGGCAGACATTTACTTATACATTCACCCCATCAACAACTGGTGCCAACTTCATTGGCTTTGCGTTTCGTCAAGATCCTGCATTCTGGACATTTGACAATGTATCGCTGACTGCATCTGGATCCAGCACAAATCTGCTAACTAATGGTGCATTTACATCAGGCGGTTCTATCAACGTTACAACAACCAATGGTCCATCTTCCATTCAAGCTCCTACTAATTGGGGTGTGTGGTATCAGAATGGAACATATCCAGCAGCTGCTGGTACATGGCAAGACATTGGCGGAACAAACGGTGGCGTCTGGTACGACGGTGCCGTAGGAACATTCGATGGTATCTATCAAGGAATTATTCTCCAAGCGGGAACAACATACACTATTACATTTGATGTTTCTGGTAACAATACAGCAGATACTGGTCCAGTTCAGCTAGGTATCTATGGCGGCGCTTGCGATAACGTATCACTTGCTGCTTCTAGCTGTACGATTCCATCGTCTGTAGGATTTACTACACTCGCAACTCCTGCTGAAGGTGCATCTGCTGGTAATCCAACACCAACACTTGTAAGTAGTGTTGCAACAACGCCAACTTCTACTTCAACAACAACTTATGGCACACCAACTGTAACAACACAAGTTGTTGATGCAAGCACAAATGATAGAGTTCGTTTTACTGTAACCAGAACAACGACTCCGATTACATCAACGCCATTTACAACGACAACCACTACAACTCCACAAACATTAGAAACATATAGTGATGGTTCTACCGTAACAGTAGCAGGAACTCCAACTACATCTACAACAACTGGTGTAACACTAACAACTGGTTCTGCTACAACTACAACCAGAGCTGTATCATCAGCTGGAACAAAAGATGCAATTTCGCATCGCAATATGAATCTGTTTTTAATTGACCCGCTTTCTACTCGTGATGGTGTTTGGGCTACACCAATGATGAGTCGTGGCGGTGGTTTTGCCACATCTGGTGCTGCGATGGGATGGCAACGTACAATCGACAACAATACATTTGGCTTTGCTCTGAACTATACAGAAGGCAACTCCAAAGGATATGCTGGATCTGATACATCAACAAATGCAACAGCAGGAACTGCATATATTCTAAGTCGTCAGCCATATCTATGGTTTAAGGGTGCAGTAGGATTTAGCTCAAGCAATCATCAAACTACAGTATCAATTCCAGAATTTGCTTTGACTAATACATCAAAGATTCGTCAGAACAATATCTATGGTGATTTTGGTATATACTCGCCAGTAACATTCTATGGATTACGTCCACTTGCTGGTATACTTATGAATACATGGAGTTTGAACGGTAGCGAGTCTGGTTCTGTATTACTGTCAAGCTTGCCAGCAAACGGAAACAGTTCTCGTGCTAGCCCATATGTTGGTACTCGTTATGAGTTTAATGATACGTTTGCTTTGGAAAGCAAAGTTCTTATGAATACTGATTATAAGACTGTTATAAGTAATAGACTTACAGCCTCTCGTCCAGTAACATCAAATGTTTCGCTTAATGCTACGATTGGATTTGACAGAGGTGTCGAACAGAAGTATAATAATGTATATGGTCTAATAGGGTTAAAGGTTGCTTTCTAAACATACTGAATTTTTTGGTTATGAACATCCTATAGTTTGCGCTGCCATGACTTGTGTCAGCGATGTAAACTTGGCTATAGCTTGTGCTAAGGCTGGAGTTGTTCCTAGCCTTAGCACTGCTCCAGGACGAGATAAAATTCCAACTCTACAGAAGACCGTCGGTGAATTTTATAGAGAGATGGGTCATTGTAAACTTGTACTAGGTTTGATTAAACCTGTATTTGGAACTCTTGAAGATTTCGAGAACTTGGTAATCGAACTTGTTAGAAAATACAAGATATCTCATGTCGAATATGTCGAAATGAAATACTCTTTTGAGTTTGTCAAAAAACTAAACGATCTTGGTTGTAAAGTCATGGTCAAACATGCACAACCTAGTCTACTGAGAGTTAAATGTGACGCAATTACACTCAAAGGAAATGAAGCTGCAGGATATAGTTCCACTTTACCTCTCAAAGAAGTTTTTATGGAGCAAATAAATAAGACCAATGTTCCTATTATAGCTTCTGGTGGAATTTCAACAAAAGAACATATAGACTTTTATATCAACAATGGAGCCATTGCAGTATCCATAGGCACATTGTTTGCAGCAAGTTTAGAGTCCAGAATTGCAGAAGCTACTAAGCTGGAAATGATTAGACGAACATCTGACGATATATCGTATCTTGCTGATACTCCATTTAGAGGAATTATATACAGAAACGAACCAGATGGTTCTAGTCATGCATTAGAGCATGCCGTTCAAGGTAATTTTAATAGTGGTCATATATTTGTTGGAACAGGAATAGATCAAGTTAAAGAAATTCTACCAGTTCAAGAAATCGTCAATAGATTGTTATGTCGGTGAAGTGTTACGGTAGCACATCGGTCTCCAAAACCGAGAGCCTGGGTTCGACTCCTAGCACCGGCGCCATCTTGTAGGTGTAAAATGCTAGAATGTCTTATGATGGGAGATAGTATTGCAGTAGGTATTGGGCAAAACAGACCCGAATGTGTAACTATTGCAAAGGTTGGTATCACCAGTGACAAATGGTACAAACAATATTCTCACAGAATAGATCAACCATTTAAAATTGTTGTGATTAGTCTTGGAACTAACGACTGGAAAACTACATATACAGCAGAATACTTATATGATATTCGTAAAAAAGTCAAAGCAAACGCTGTTGTTTGGATTCTACCTAGCTTAACTTTGAAGCCTACACAACGTGCTATTGTACGAGAGATAGCGAGTGAGTTCAAAGATAAAACAATGGATATCTCACAGTTTATCGGACCAGATGGTATTCATCCAACAGGTCGTGGTTATCAAACTATTGCTAGGTCGCTAAAGAATGAATGAACCAAAACTTTGGTCTGATGGATGGGACTATAACGAAGTAACTAAAGATCGTCCATCAAGCTGGAAATTATATTCTAGAATTAACGATTATAGGTTTTTCTTAGAAAATGGAAAAGAACGAAGACTAATTGATATTATAAACGAGTTTGGCATTAAGTCTATATTAGATTACGGTTGTGGAAATAGTACATCAATCAGAAGAATACTACAAAGCTCAAACAAAACCAATGTAAAGTTATACGACTATGATCCCTTTGTCAAAGGGAAAGATATTAGACCTAATGAAATGTTTGATATGGTTGTATGCCATAATGTTCTGGGTGGTATAGAAGAAAACTATGTTCCTGCGGTAATTGAAGACCTAATAAACTACTCCAAAAAGATTGTTATAATAAAAATTCCTACTGGAAAAGAAAGAGTTGAAGGCTTTGTAAAACAAATACATAGTATCAAGCATATAGATGTTTTGGAATCTTCTATATTAAGTGCAAACGAATATTCAGCAAAGATTACCCTATCACAACTCTTTGTCTATTTTCTATTGAGAAAACATGAGCAAACTGATGAAGAATATAAATCTAGATGAAGTCCGTGAGTTTATCCGTAATACCTCAGACAATACATGTATCTATCTTGGAGCGGATTCTAAAAGATACTGTGGTAAAGATAATAACTGGTATGCAAATTATACATTAGCTATTGTTATTCACTATGACGGCTGTCGTGGCTGTAAAGTATTTGGCTATATGGAAACTGAACGAGATTTTGACCAGCGCAAGGATCGTCCTGCCTATCGCCTTATGAATGAAGTATATAAAGTGGCTCAGCTATACATGGATCTAGCAGAGGCAATTGGAGATCGTCATGCTGAAGTACATTTGGATATTAATCCAGATTTCATGCACGGTTCTAGCTGTGTGGTACATCAGGCGATTGGCTACATCCAGGGCACTTGCAATGTGGTCCCTCGTGTTAAGCCTGATGCTTTTGCTGCAAGTTATGCTGCTGATCGTCTTGTAGAAATTTTGGCATAAAAAGGCACTTGACAATCTACCCCCTTCTGCCATATAATAAGTATTGTAACGAGGGTCAGATATCATGGCTATTCTACCGGTCTACTATACCACAAACAATCTGCGTAAGCGTAAGGCTCGTAAGGCAACTCAGTCTCAGATTGAGTCCCAGCATAAGACTAATGAATTGCTAGAACGTGTAGGTTACTTCAAGGCAAAGAAAACACAGCCAAAGAAGTTTTCATATTCGTTGGCAGTTGAGTCCAATGCTGCTCCTTTGTCTAATACTATTCCTGGTGGTATTGCTGCCAAGAAAGATGTTCTCAATGATCACAAGTGGAAACGTGACCACGAAGAACGTCCGGAGACCATCAAGGCTATTGAGCAGAAGGCTAAGCGTGTGGCTCCTGCATATAACAAGGGTGCTACCCAATATATTACCGACGGTACCGAGGCTAAGTATCTTGGAAGGAAAATTTAGGTATTGATTAAAAAAATCATCATATTCTCCGAAAACAATGGAGATGTGGTCAACTTTATGAAATCTGCTTCTAGCCTACGACTTTCGTACATGCTGCGAAACGTAGGCTATGAAGTTATGCAGGTTCATAATTGCTTGTCTTTTACCTATGACGAATTAGAACTAATCTTGGAATCCTTTAGTAAGGGTGAACCTGTTCTTGTTTGTATTAGCACTTCATTTATTAGTACGATTCACCGCAAGAATATTATATTTGACGAATCTAAATTTGCCGAAGGTGAAGCATGGGGCATGCCTACATTCAACTTCTTTCTTCGTTTGATGAAAGCTGCCAAGAGAAAAAATTTTCCAATTGTTATGGGTGGCTGGGAAGTAAACGCTTGGAAGTTTCGCAAAAAAGATCGTCATCAATATGGTATTGATGTACTAGATCAATATGTCTCATATTATATAACTAACAATAATATCGAACATATCGTTAAAGTATGTCGAGGTGAGCACATTGATCATATAGATGTTGAGGGTTCTCGTTTTGTTAGAGGATCCGAAGTTTTAGATTATTCAGATTGTTCTTCTGCTCCAATTGCTTCAGACTTTATTATGCCCGGTGAAGCACTATCTACTGAGATAGCAGCAGGTTGTATCTTTAGCTGTCAATTTTGTAACTATGCTGCTTTAGGTAAAAAGAAGCATGAGTATATGCGTACTTATGAAAGTTTAGAGCAAGAATTGATTTCGAACTACGAGAACTTCAAAACTCGTGTATATCTACTGTCAGACAATATTATGAACGACTATGAAGAAAAGTTGAAGTTTCTTATTCGTATTCGTGAGAAAACGGGTATTGATATTCGTTGGACCGGTTATGTTAGATTGGATACGATTAAGCGAAAAGAGCAAGCACAACTGCTTTTAGATTCTGGTATTGCTGGTGCAACATTTGGCATAGAATCGCTCAAGAAAGAGGCTGGTCCAAGTATCGGAAAGATGACCGATAAAGATAAGCTGCTAAAATCTTTTGAGATATTTAGAAGTGTTATCGGTGACAATGCTATTACAACTGGTTCTTTTATTGCAGGTCTACCAACTGAAACTCCGGATGACTTGAACAAGACATACGAGTGGTTGAACTCAGAAGAAGGTAAATATTTCTTAGACGGTTATACATTTACTTCACTTTTGCTATATCAAGATAACGAAAATAAGAATGAGATTAACAAGTCTCGTAATAATCCATTTAAAGACTATGTTAGTCACGGCTCAGCATGGAATTCGTCACTTTGGACTAGTCCTTGGGGTCATTCTTCCAAATACATAGCATTAGCTAGAAAATATCAGATAGATTCCTTAAAAACAAGAAGTAGAATTAGAGCATTCTCTATTCCCTTTCTACATAATATTGGTTTAAGTGTCGAAAAATCTGTTAACATTGTACGAACAATGACTGTAGATCAATCAAATATGATCTTAGAAAAGATTACCCCAAACAATCAAATTATGATTAATAAGTACAAGAAGATGCTTTTGAACGGAGTAGTAAATAATGACTAAACTGAAAATTACTGGACTTATGGAATCTTCGAAGTCTATGAGTATTGATCCTGCTACAAACGGTACCTATGAACATATTGGTTCGCAAGGTGGAACTGAGCAGATGATTGCTGGATTACGTCAGCGTCTACCTGCCGATCTACTAGATCAGTTCAATATTATTTGTTCACGCGTTCGCGATGAAAGTATTAATCCAAACAAGAAAAATATTTTGTGGCTTCATGATACATGGGATGATCCGGAGTCACAACATCTAAAAAATAAAAAGTCACTTGATCGGTTTGAAAAGTTGGTATTTGTTTCCAACTATCAGCAGCAAACTTATAATATGGGTCTTGGTGTTCCGTATGACAAAGGTATTGTTATGCAGAATGCTATTGTACCTATCGAAGAACACGAGAAGCCTAGAGACAAGATTAATATCATCTATCATACAACCCCACATCGTGGACTTGAGTTACTTGTTCCTATCTGTGAGTTTCTTGCAGCTCGTGATATTGACTTTCATCTTGATGTTTACTCGTCGTTCGGTATCTATGGTTGGCCTCAACGCGACGAGCAGTATAAGGAACTATTTGAGCGTATCAAGAACCATCCTAATATGACATATCACGGATGGAAGCCAAACTCTGAAATTCGTGAAGCACTAAAAAAGGCTCATATCTATGCTTATCCAAGCATCTGGCCTGAAACTTCTGGCATCTCTGTTATCGAGGCTATGAGTGCTGGTTGTAATGTTATTTGTCCAACACTCGCGGCTTTGCCAGAAACTTGTGCCAACTTTGCCATTATGTACGGATGGAATGAAGATAACAACAAACACGCAAATATGTTTGCTGGGCTTCTTAATATGGTAATCAGAGACTATTGGGCAGACTTTAATCAGCAACGTCTTGGCTTCCAAAAAGTTTATTTCAATAACTTCTATAATTGGGACCTACGTGCACGCCAATGGGAAGATTTCCTCAAATCTTTGGTAAACAAGCCTTGACAATTTGTTGCCAATGATATATGATAGTCATAGTGAAAGGAGATATCTATGGCTAAGAATTTACTAAAGGCAGCTCCGCCAAAAAAACGTCGAGTCATTACCCCTCGTGGACTTGACGCCAAATATCTTGGCGAAGAACCTACTTGGGAAGGTCAGGAGTTTCTCAACGAAGATGAGCTTCAATCTCGTATCGGTAAAGCGTACAACTGGTACAATTACTTTTACGAAGCCAAAGAAGGTCGTAAATGGCTTATTGAATATATGACCGAGCAACAGTTCTCCAAGTCTGCTCAGTCGATGATTGGTCGTGTACCAGATTCCAAACTAAACAGTACAATGTGCAATACAGCTCGTATGATTAGTATGGGTCTTGATGCTCCTCAGTATCTCCGCGACAAGCTGGATAATTATCTAGCTAGTTGTGTAAAACAATCTGTCGAAGCCGTCGAAGCAGAAAAGAAAATTGCTGCGGTAACTGTTACAGTTATTGTAAATCCTGCTGATCGTCTTATTGGTGATATCGAGGATATGCTCGACCGCAATGAATATCCTGAGTCGTTTTATTCTTGGCTTAAAGAAAAGAATATCAAGCCGCAGCAAGCACGAGCGGTTGCTGACTACTATCGCCCAATCCTTAACGAGTTGATTGAAGCACAAACAACCAAAGATGTCGATCTCAAGTATGCTTATCGTCATCTAACCAAGAAACAGCTCAAGGAGCGTACTTCCACTTACGAGTCACTTGTTAACGACTGTGAGTCACTTGTTACCAACAATCGTAAGTCCGTTGTTCGTAAGCCTCGTAAAAAGAAGCCTAAGTCTGCTGACAAGATCGTATCCAAGATCAAGTTTCAGAAGGAAGATACAAGTCTCAAGATCGTATCTATTGATCCTTCCAAACTTGTCGGAGCATCAGAGCTTTGGGTATTCAATACAAAGTATAATGTATTGGCTCACTATATTGCAGGTGAAGGTGGCTTGTCGATGAAAGGTACAACCTTACAAAATGTCAATGATAAGTCACGACAAAAGAAGTTACGTAAGCCAGCAGATGTTTTGTCCGGTATTACCGACAGTACATCTAAAGCTGCAGAACGCACATTCAACGGTCTAAAGACTAAAGAAACACAACCCAATGGACGTATCAATGAGTTCACAATCATCCTCAGGGCAATCAAATAACAATGTCATTATGTTCCCTAAAAAGAACATTCGACTTGTACCACCTGCTGAAGAAGATCAAGCACGTGAGATTGCTCGTCGTACTTATGTCGACGAAGTCATTGACAACTATGCTACCAGCCTTCTAAACAAGTTGGCACAACAAGGTTTCGATGTCTTTGATCGAAGGTTTGACAAGCACTATGGCTTTACAATCGAAGCCTTACGCTCAACACTTCTTCTTACCTTTGATCTAGATCATCCACTGCAGGAAGTTATTGATAAGACAGTAAGGTTGATCGAAGAAGCTGAAGAAGCTGCTGCCAATGACGATAACTACGATCCGGCTTGACAATAACAAATATGTAATATATGATTATACCATATCATGGAGTAGATTATGATTCTCGTGGACTTTAGCCAAGTCATGATTTCCAATATCATGATGCAGCTATCTAACAACGAAAGTAAACTAGACGAAGACATGGTTCGACACATGGTCTTGTCTAGTATTCGACTATATAAGAAGAAGTTTGGAGCAGAGTACGGCGAAATCGTTATCTGTGCCGACGGTCCTTCTTATTGGCGTCGAGAATACTTTCCACACTACAAAGCTGGTCGTCGTAAAGCTCGTGAGAAGTCACAGCACGACTGGTCGCTTATCTTCAACGCTCTTCATAAGATCCGTGACGAGCTTGGTGAAAATATGCCTTATCCAGTTCTTCGTTTTGAACGAGCAGAGGCTGACGATATTATTGGTGCATTGTGTCATGCTTATGGTCAACATGGTGTTGTTACCGAAAAGATCCTGATTATCTCAGGTGACAAAGACTTTGCTCAGTTGCAGAAGTATGACAACGTAACTCAGTATTCACCAATTACCAAGAAGTTTATTACACCAGATGTCAATCCTGAACGCTTTAAGCAGTATCATATTCTGCAAGGTGATAGTGGCGATGGTGTTCCTAACTTTCTATCTGCTGGCGATACATTTGTGTCTGGCGGTCGCCAGAAGCCGCTACCTAAGAAGAAACTAGAAGAATGGACACTAATGTCACCTGTTGATTATTGTACAACTGAGATGCTAGAAAACTATATCCGTAACAAAATGATGGTTGATCTTGACTGTATTCCTGACGATCTACAGACAACTATTGTCGAGTCATTTAATAACTATCAGCGCAATTCGCGCAGTAAAATCTTTAACTACTTTGTTGAGAAGCGTCTTCGCCAGTTGACAGAAGCAATCTCGGAGTTCTAACATGACAATGCAAATGGCTATCCAGATCATTCTTACAGTTCTTGTGACTGGCACTTGCACAGTTCTTGCAATGACCTTCGTCACGATTGCTAAAGATGCAGTCAAGCTGCAGAAGTGGTTTAGTATCACTGTTCGCAGTATGTTCCTTCTGCATCTTGTTCTTCTTCCCGCAGCTCTCATCAATCTGATCTGGAGTGTATAATGACTTATTATCAGGAGTCGTGGTTGGATCGTCACTTCAGTAAAATCATGCTTGCTTTTATCGGTGTAGTCCTGCTGTTGTTCTATATTATCATTTCGGCGCATAATGAACGCACAGCATCTCATTACAAGCAATGCTTGGATGATGGTAAGAAAGAGTATGAGTGCTACGCCATTGTCTATAGTGGAGGTCGTCGATGAATCGTCGTGGTGTTCTTGGTATGCTAGGTATCGGCGCAGCTGCTGGTCCTTCTCTCGTGAAGCAGTATGCTGCTGATGCTGTGCCTTCGACTGGCGGTTATAACTTTGCTGATAAAGCCGAACTGGTTCAATGGAATCCTGTCGAGGCGCTGGCAGAAGCAAAAAAAGATTATGAAGCCATAACATTAGATCCAGAAGCATGGATTGCAGATTTCGTCCAGCGTGAGTGGAAAGAGTACATGGATGGATATACTTCACATAGTATAAAAACGATTGATCCAGATATTCGCAATATGAAGTCTTTATCGGAATCAGCTAAGATGCGAATGTATTTTGAGCGTAAAGCTAAACGTAAGCAAGCGCAATATGCTGAATCAGCTTTAGGCAGAGTTCAAGAGTGGATGAAGAAGGTAGGAACGTGATCACCGTTCCAGGCTTAGACTATCACAATAGGGAGTATGATAGAATTATGATTGATCTCGAAAAGTATGCTGGGTTCGTTCGCGCAGTTACTAGCGAGCAGAGCAAGAGCATGGAAAAGTTTTATGATAGCATGATGGACGTTCACATGCGCGCGAATGCTCCGCTGCTATTGACTGCTATGATCGGTCTGACGAGCGAAGCTGGTGAAGCTCAGGAGATTGTTAAGAAGTGCCTGTTTCAAGGTAAGCCATTCACTCCCGAAACTGAAGAACATCTCAAGAAGGAACTTGGCGATGTGATTTGGTACTGGATCAATGCGTGTAACGCTCTTGATCTTGATCCTAATGAAGTGATTGCTGCAAACGTGGCCAAGCTGGAAGCTAGATATCCAGGTGGGACATTTGATCCATTCTATTCAAACAATCGTAAGGAAGGTGATATCTAATGGCACTTGATACAAATAAGTGTATGGCTAATATTGTTGCTAAGATTGAAGCACAAAAAACTGTCGACAAACAGGTTGAGTTTCTTCTACTGCATAGTTCTTATGCCTTAAAGGCTGTACTTGGTTATGGTATGGATCCAGGTGTAAAGTGGTTACTTCCTGATGGCGATCCTCCGTATCGTCCTTTATTTGATGCAGCAGATCAAGAAGGTCGTTTCTATGTTGAGTGTAAGAAGCTGATCTATTTTGTTGATAGTCCTGAAGGTCGTGAAGTAAAACCACTCAAGCGCGAACAGCTGTTCATTCAGGTTCTGGAGTCGATTGATCCGCGTGATGCCAAACTTCTTCTTCGTATGAAGAATCATCAACTAAAGATTATGCCAGAAGCTATCGCAGAGGCATTCCCTAATATGTGGGAATCATGGGGTCGTCAAGTTGCAAAACCAATTGCTCCGCCGCCTCCGATTGTTGAGGAGGTTGTAATTGACGAACTGACCTTTCGTGAAGAAAATGAAACAGAAGTTCCTGTCAAGCGTGGACGCGGTCGTCCGAAAGGTTCTACCAAGAAGGCAGTAGCATGAATACAGCATTTATCATCGGTAATGGTACAAGTCGCAAGGACTTCGATCTTACTCGTCTGAAACCATACGGAACAATCTTCGGTTGCAATGCGCTTTATCGTGATTTCTTTGACAACTCTATTCCTGATTTCCTCGTTGCTATTGATGATGGTATTATTGCAGAGATAGAGGGTAGTGATTTTCCATCCAAACGAGTAATTATTCCACCGATTGATGAACGCTGGGAACCTGCTGAATGTAATATTGGTCGTCCTCGCAGTAACGCAGGCATGAATGCTATGCGTGAAGCAATCAAGATGGATTACAATCAGCTTATCTGTCTTGGCTTCGATTTTCTAATTCAAGACGATAAGCAGCTACTGTCGAATATGTACGATGGAACACAGAATTATGGACCTTCTACTCGTGCAAGCGCAGCCGACAATCCCGGACGAGTAAACTATCTACAATGGCTTGTATCTAAGAATCCTGATGTAGATTTTATCTTTATCTTTCCTGAAGGTTCGAACATTACCTCTATTCGAGGCAACAATGTATTTGTCAATACCTATGAAAATTTGGTAAAGAATACATAGTTGACAATCACTCCATTTTAGATTACGATATATCGTAAAATAAAGGAGAAAAGGTAATGCATTCGATTGTTAGGCGAGCACAGACTGCGGATCTATTTGATCGTAGTCTTGTTGTCGACCTAGACCATACGCTTTGTGTTGGCGATCTTCGTGTCGAAAGTTCGCTTATTCGTTACGCCACAGCAAAGCCAATTTCCCAAACAGTAGAAAAACTAAGGCAAGCACACAGAGAAGGTTGGTATATTACCATTCTTACTGCGCGGCATATGCGTGCTTGCCTAAATGATGTAGAGTATGCATTCAACAAGCTAGGCCAGATTACAGCTGATTGGCTTGACGAACATCAAGTACCATTCGATCAGCTTGTCTTTGGTAAGCCATACGGCCTTTGGTATATTGATGATAAGGCTATGACACTCGAAACCTTTAACAACGACTTTCAACCATAAGGTAAACTTAAATGCTCAACGATTTCTTTATTGCCGTTATTATTTCAGCCAGTGGTTGGTTTATTGGCTTTATGATTGCTCGTTGGATTCTAAGAAAGTTTTTTGGTCCGTCTGAAGAAATGATGACGGGTGGTGCTATTTCAAACGATGATATTCTGGACTTTGATAACTCAGATATGCCATATATTCCTGTAACCGTCATCAAGGAGAACGGTCTCTATTATGCATGGTTTGCCGGTAACGATAAGTTTATCGGGCAGGCAAAAAAGATGGATGAGATTTGTAAGATGGCTCATGAGCATGTGCTAAAGCAGGTAGGTCTCCGCTTTGAATTTACCCACGAGAAAGATAAGACAAAGCCAAAACCAGTCACTTGACAATAACCCGCTCGTCTGATATAATATAAGAATCAGAGGAGTGTCGATATGAACAAAGTAAATCATCTACTTACTAAGTACAAAACACTTCCTAAAGAAGAAAAGAAGTATAAGCGAATCATTATCAAGTTTAGTCCAACAGATAAATGGGTTGAGTATAGTTTAGATTTGATAGACGCAAAACGATTACTTCAAACTGTTGATTTTGTTAGCAGATTCGAATTGCTAAACGTAATAAAAAAGATTGAAAGCAAAGTAGAATGGCACGAAAAACACGCAGATTTTAATTTACAAGCCGCAACTCGTAATTTAAGAACAGCTCGTCGTCTATTACAAATGTAACAAGATTGTAACATAAAACCTTTGGTTTTTCCCAGTTTTTTTCAAGGAATTTATGCACTTTTTGCTAAGTCCTTGAAAAGACTGGGTTTTTTATTTGAGGGGTACGTTGACAATAGAGTGGCAGTTGGGATATGATAGTCATATAAGGTCAAGGAAAGGACAAAACATGACAAAGCAACACTTCGTTATTCTCGCCGAGGAAATCCGCAATATGCTCGACGACACTCAGCGTCTCAATGCAGCAGCTGCTGTTGCAGCCGCTTGTATTCGCATTAATCCTCGCTTCAATGTTCAGAAATTCTATGTTGCCTGTGGCATCGTTCGCTAATGAAAGGAAATAAAATGAATCGTTCTGTTACCCTCACCCGTTCCGAAATTGCCAAGCTGGTCGAGCAGTATTCGATCCTCTTAGGAAACTACGAGCTGCAGCCTGACAATCACAGCTCGAAGGCGCTGAAGGACTTCCTTCGCCAGTGGCCTGGTATACCCAACTACGATTCCAAGGGTAATTGGATCGGTCGTGTATCAAACGAAAATGGCTGGACAGCCTAAGGAGAACATCTTATGACTCAGATGCGTTTTCAAATTCGCCAAGATGTGGATCAGATTGTAACCGACTTTGCCCTTATGCTTACCGAAAAGGTATCAGCTGATTATGCTGTTGGCTATTTGGCAAGTCGTCTTGTCGATGCACTAATGCAACTGCCGACCGAACGTCGCAATACCGAGGTTGGCTTTATCAAGCGCGAGCTCATTAGGGAACTCGAATTGGCTAAAACCAAAAAGAATGTAGCTTAAGGAAAGGAAAAAAACATGACTCAGAACACTAAAATGGAACTTGCCCTTTTTGTCATGAACTGGCTTTCGGGTATCGCCATGGGTTTGACGATTGCACAAATGCTGCGTTGACAATCCCATTTGTACACTATATGATCACAATAGCTAAGGAGTTATATCATGTCCGTTACCGAATTGGAAATCCTTGCCGAGCGTATCGAAACCATCGCTCGCGATGCCATTATCTTTAACACCAAGCGTGAGACACTTATCTATCTTATGCGGGAACTTGCTCAGGACCTGCAAGACGAAGCAGATCAGCTAGCAGCTGGTATCGAACGGGAGTTAGCTGATGACCGCGCATACATTTCTTCCCTCTGATAATACAGAGGCAAAACACGAAATCGTTCAGGCGTTGTATGACCGCCTGAAGGAAGTACGTCGTGCGAGTGTTGTTACATTCGATCACGACGATGAGTTTGAACTGGGTATTAACTGCCGTTTGGCTAATGAAGCTGAATGGTTGGAAGACTTGCTGGACAAGATTGAGAGGAGCTGACTATGCCTAACTGGTGTTCCAATTCATTTACTGTATCACACGAGGATCCTGCGATGATCACTAAGTTTGCCGAAGCCTTTAAGGCTGGCACTCTATTCGAGACATTTGTTCCTTTGTCATCTGGAGAATGGGACTATGGTACGGCAGTTGAGGAGTGGGGCACCAAGTGGGATATCAACGGTGGTGACATCTCTGTCGATCCTGATGGCAAGAGTGCGTCTGGTTTTTTTGATACTGCTTGGGGTCCTGCAACCGAAGCATATGAAAAGATGTATGCACTTGGTTTTGACCTAGATATTATCTATCACGAACCCGGTATGTGTTTTGCTGGTCACTTCTATGATGGCGAGGACTACTGTGTCGAATATAACTTCGAGGATGAGGATTGGCGAGACCACATCGGTGATGAAGATATTCTCGACCTTCTGGAGTCCGAGTATGAGTCATGGAAGGAATGGCAGGAACAAGAGGAGATCGAATAATGGCTTATGTTCATGTAGACATCGACCTCGATGATATATCAGACAATGATCTTATTTCTGAACTTGAAACTCGTGGATACATAGTCCTATCGAGTGAAGATACGACTGACGATCCTTTGTTTAAGTTACGTCAGTCCTTTCTTCTGGATAGTCCAGAGCAGTTTCAAAAGCATCTTGCCACCTTCTTCCATCTTCAAGGAATACCTCTATGACAGAACGCGATCTCATCAAAGCCCGCTTCTTGGATTTTGTATTCGAGAATGTAGATTCACTTCGGATTGAAAATCCAGAAATGTCTGAAACAGAAGCGGCTCGGCTTGTGATGGGTGTTGCGTTCGATACTCTAACAAAGACATGGAACGACGCATACGGTTCGCGTTATATGGCAGAATACTTCTATCGCATGGCTGACAGCTTCGTCGATATGTCTAACAAGGAAAAAACAAAGTGATCATTGGTTTATGTGGCTTGATCGGTTCTGGTAAAAATACCGTTGCCGAACGTTTGATGGAAGAACACGCATACGAAAGTATCTCGTTTGCTGAAACGTTGAAAGACGCAGCTTCTGCTATCTTTGGCTGGAATCGCGAGATGCTTGAAGGCGCAACCAAGGAAGCCCGTGAAGCTCGTGAAGTAAAAGATGAGTGGTGGAGTGAGCGTCTTGGCTTTGATGTATCGCCCAGATATATGCTTCAGTTTATGGGAACCGAAGTCATGCGGGCTAATCTTCACTCTGATATCTGGGCTTTGTCCGTTGAACGTAAACTTATGCAGCACGCAGTTGCCCGCCCTTGGCAGGATTTCGTGATTAGTGATGTTCGCTTTCCTAACGAAGTTGCCATGATCCGTCGTCTTGGCGGTAAGATTTGGCACGTTCGTCGTGGTGATTTACCTGAATGGTTTGGTAAAAACCCTGATTATATTCATGAGTCAGAAACGGCTTGGAATAATGAAAGGTTCGATCATACCATATACAACGATCATTCTATTGAGGCTTTGAAAACTGCAGTTGACTGTCTTATCAAAAAGTGATATGATATATCAAACGATGGAGTTTGGTTATGAATGTAGGCGAGAATGTTAAGATCCGTGTGCGCGATCCGCGCAATCCAGCTGTGTTTGCTGCTGGCGTAGTCCACGAGTTCACTGAATACTCTGGCAAGATTCTACCTAATCCTAAGTGGGTCAGCTCCGACTCCATCTGCATTTCAACAGGCGACACTCATTTCCCGTTCCGTATCATTGATCGTGAGCGTATCATGGAACTGGGTGCGTCTGCTGTTTCTGTTTCCGCTCCTCGTAGCGAAACGTTCATCGTGAAGGGTTCTAAGTCTGGATCTACCTATACTGTCACTCGCGATGGTTCTCATTGGAGCTGCACTTGTGTCGGCTTTGGTTTCCGTAAAGACTGCAAGCATGTAAGGGAGTGTAAGTCATGAAGTGGTGGCAATTTCATCCGATCATCGCCCCGTATCCTAGAGATTGGATTCACGAAGAGAATATGCGTAAAGATGCTAAAGCGTGGATGAATATGGCAACAGACCACATTGAGCAACTGGAAGCGGCGCTGCTGTCTTATTACAGGTATGTCTGCCCAACGTGCGGCGGTCGTTGCTGTGTTGTTCAAAGCTGCCCAGAGAATCTAGCCCGCGCTGCACTAGGGGAGAAGAAAGATGACTGACAGCCCAGAAGAAGAAGCGGCTTTGGAAATGGATCTAGAAGCATATCGTGAAGATATGAAAATGGAAGACTTGCACAAATACTATACAATGTATGCTGTCATGAGGTCTAGATGTAAACGACTCATTGAGGGCAGTGGTGGTATCATGGAAATGAAACAGACCATCGCCGAGAAGGAATACGAAATTGAAGAACTGAAAGCTGCGTTGCGTAAATGCCACACCGCACTAGAAGTTGCGTTTGATTATGATGGTGATGATGTTTTCGGTATGATGCACAATGATGCCGTCGATGCAAGTATGGAAGCTAAAAGACTGTTGGGGATAAAGTGATGCGTATCAACAATCGCTGGACAATCGAATATATTGGTTGGAAAGGCTCGCTGTTCATTTGGAATGATTTTCGTTTGAACGGCGCTGGATCTATGTATGGTTATTCTCCATATCACTGTTGGAGACTTGGTCCTATTATCGTAAAGAGGTATGTGTGATGGATACGGTTCGCATCGAATATATGCTCGTCAATGATCAAGGTGTGGTGTTGACTGGTTGGGCTACTGCGGAAGGTGGTCTTTTTAACGATCCTCAGACTTATGTCTATCGCGCAACTCAAGTTCGAGATCGTTACACGCAGGGTTTGTCTAAAGCTCGCGTGCGTGTAGTCAGTGAACAGTCCAATCGAATCGTGGATATCATTCAATGAGTGAAGACAATAGGAAATTCTGGGATTCTGTAGAGAACATTCAGCAGGCATTCAAAGACATCGACGCTGAGTATGCCAAGATGGCTGACGAGTGTTCACCATTGATGAAGCTCGCAGTAACTAAATGGGCTATGAAGCACATCGTAGATAACGCTCGCGAAGGTGGGAGCTATCGCTATCTGATCTATGATCGTATGGGTTTTGGTCCAGAAGCATACGCTCCGCTCTGCTCTGATGGATTGACTATCAGCAACGAGTTTGATCTCGATGTTGTTCCAGACGCTCGTAAGGCACTAGCCGAAGGCGATCACGATAAGCTGAAGAAGATTTTGACTTGCTGTGATGAGCCTGGATGCTATGAGCAGATCAGCGCAGGATTTCCAGTAGAAGGCGGATATCGCCAAACTTGCGGCGAACACTATAGAATGTACAGTCCTAAACATATGGAGAGAAAGAATGGCACTGAATCTGACGCTTGATATTGACTTTGAACTTGCAGACAAGATTACTGTAGAAAACCTGAAGGATAGCTATCAACGTATCGGTGATGAAATCGCTCAACTTGAGAGTATCATTTCTCGTGAAACTTGGCAGCAGGAGGATTACGAATACGCAAAGAAACATCGTAAGGCTATCAAGAAAGTCCTCAAGTATTTTATGAATCATACTGAAGCTCAGGAGTATTTTGGTGAGTAATAAGTTCTTTGTGTTCGATGATGTTTTAACTCAGCAAGAACATGAGAATCTATATGCTCATTTAGGAACTGTTAAATGGACTTCTCAGTGGTCATCGACTACAGGTCGCGGCGACGGTAAATATCCTCATGCGTGGCATTGGAACTATACGTTCTATCGTAGCATGCAGAATATGCCTGCAATCACTGACGAAGAATATCAGCAGATGATTACTGAGCATCCACCTGTTGATGCTCTGTGGAAGAAGGTGTCTGCGCTTGTTACGGAGTATGTCGGCAAACACGATATTCTAAGACTGTATTCCAACTGCAATCCCTACGGAACAAACGCATACGCCCACAAAGACGACGGCGACTATACCGCGATCTATTATCCAGCAGTTGTATGGGATGCAGAATGGGAAGGCGGAACTTGTTTTTATGAGGAAGATGAAAACCTACAACTAGACGCAATCCGCTATGTTTCATATAAGCCAAATCGTCTAGTCATCTTTCCTGCACAGATTCCTCACCGAGGAATGCCAGTGGATCGCGCATGTACAGATCCACGATATGTTATTGCGATGAAACTACAGCGCAATGTCAATGATCCTGAATACGTCAAGGAGTATTATAATGCCTAGTGAACTTGAACTACTTGTAGAAGATGATATGCTTCTTAATGGATACAATCCCGATATCTGGGCTGATGTTGTAGAGTATTGGAATGAACGCCTGGCGTCTATGGGCTAAGGCTCTCGGTGAGAAAGCAGGTAAGACCGACAAAGAGGCGGATAGGATAGCACTTATCCGCACTCTTATTGTTTTGTGCTATATCATCACAAACATATTCATCGTGGCAGGAGTTATTCGACATTGGTAAACAAACAACTTGAATGGTGGCTTGAATGGGGATCAACAGCAATTCTTATCGTTGGCGTAGCCTTGACTGCGTGGAATATCTATCCACTCAATGTTTGGTTTTGTCTTGTTGGTAACTTTGGCTGGTTTGTTGTTGCTTGGTTTTGGCGTAAATGGTCGCTATTGACAATTCAGATAATTGTTAGTATGATATATGTAGCTGGACTAATTCAACACTATGGAGTATGGTAATGGCTAAGATGATTACGTTCATTGATCCACCTTCTGGTTGGAAGTATGGCTTTCCGAAAGCTGTACCAGATCCACAGCCAGAGAATATGCTAGAATGGTTACTCGAACAAGGTTATCCGCAGAAAGAAATTGATGCATGCGGCAATCATTTCTATTGCCGCTACTGGCAGGAAGAAGAGAAAGATGAACAGATTCGTATTGCATGAAGATCCACAAATTGCTGCTGAGTATCATTGTGACAAACACGTTGTCAAGATGATCCTCGAAGAATGTCAGATGCTTTGTACTGCACATCGTATTCTCGATGGTACAGAAATAATTGGTCAATCAAAGTCTGGTCGTAAAGTAAAGCGTTGGGTTATTGACGATCAGCGCAACGATATTCTGTATCAGGCTACTCATGTCAATCATCCTTGTACTCAGTGGTCGATGTATAACTCTGAGAATTATATCTGGTCTGTCTCTTTGCTACGTTGTTTGCTTGACGAATACCAACATCGTTATGGTAAACAGCACAAGTGCGAAGAGCTGTATCCAACACTAAAGTTTCTTCCAAAAATGATTTCTGGCGGTTATCTAACTATGTTTCCTCAAGCGATGCCCGACGAATGCAAAGATCCTAATCCAGTAACAGGCTATCGCAACTACTATATAATTCACAAAGCGCGTTTCGCAAAATGGACGAATCGGCAAACACCAGAGTGGTTCAATGTTAGTAAAATTCACAAATCTTAATACAAACTTACTCGATATGCCTGTATATATCAACGCAAAAAATATCTTGTCTGTATATGAATCAAAACGAAATATTGATGGTGGACTAATAACTACAATCTATGCCACAAACGGTCAAGAATGGTATGTCGAAGAAAGTCTAAGTGAAACTATTAAGCGATTGAATGGAGCATTGAATGCAAAGTGTGAGAATTGTAGCTGCAACTAATCCGAAGATTTCGGATCCCATCACTGGATACATTATTAGCATCGATGAGTTTGTTGCTTATGTTGCCCGTGTAAGTAATCCCTCAAATCAAATGAACTCTGCGACAGCACCAAAGCTGTTGAAGTATCTTGCGAAGCATAAGCACTGGTCGCCATTTGAAATGGTTGATATCGTGATGGAGATTGAAACCACTCGCGATATTGCTCGTCAGATTTTGCGACATCGTTCGTTCTCGTATCAAGAGTTCTCACAGCGTTATGCCGATCCTACAAAGGACTTGGGTTTCGCTACTCGCGAAGCTCGTTTGCAGGATCAGAAGAATCGCCAGAACAGCATTGAGACAGAAAACTTAAATCTTCAGCTTAAATGGCATGAAATGCAAACAGAGGTCGCTCTTGGGTGTGAAAAGGTTTACAAGTGGGCTATTGATAACGGCATCGCCAAAGAACAGGCCCGCGCTGTTCTACCAGAAGGTCTTACTCAATCGCGTATGTACATGAAGGGTTCGCTTCGCAGCTGGATTCACTACTGCCAAGTTCGCATGGATCCATCGACCCAGAAAGAGCATCGTGAGATTGCTGAGATGGCTTGGAATGAAATTGTCAAGCTGTTCCCATCGCTTGAAGGTATTTTGTCTGAAAACTAAATAAGAGGTAAGATGCCAACATATAGCATTGAAAACACTAAGACTGGCGAAGTAACGACCGAGATTATGTCTTGGTCGGCACTACAGGATTATCTTTCCGAAAATCCCCACCTTAAGCAAATTGTTGGTGCTCCCCCTACTGTCAGTGGCGTTGCATCTGGTACTAACAAACCAGATGCAGGCTTCCGCGATATTCTAAAAACAATCAAGAAGCGCCATCCAGGTTCAACCGTCAACACATTTTAAGGAGACCCACACGACATAGAACTCGTTCTCATTTCGTTATGATTCCCTATAACCATAACAGCGGAGCAGACATGAAGCCTGCAATCATAGACGAAGCATTCCTTGAAGCAGAAGCATCCAAGTATTTGACGAGAAAAGAACGAAAACAAAAGAAGAGAGCTAAGGGCACAGGTTATCGACAACCTGTACTACCAAGCTTGTGTCGTGTATCCCCTAAGACAGCCGCACAGCGACTAGTCGTCGAAGCATTCAATTCAGATAAGAATATCATTCTACATGGATGCGCAGGAACTGGTAAGACGTTCCTTGCGCTATATCTTGCGCTCAACGCTATGCTTGAAGGTGATGCACCACGTCCAGTGGTTATCCTTCGTAGCGTTGTTCCTACTCGTGATATTGGATTTCTGCCAGGATCGTCTAAAGATAAAGCAGCAGTTTACGAAGCACCCTATCAAGGTATTGTTTCGGAAGTCTGCGATAAGTCTTATGACTGGATGAAACAGAATGGCTATATCCATTTCGATATTACTTCTTTCCTTCGCGGCTTGACATTCCGTGATAACATTATTATAATTGATGAGTGTCAGAATCTAAGTGACCACGAAATCCATACGGTCATGACTCGCGTGGGCGAGGGTTGTAGAGTTATCTTCTGTGGTGACTTCACTCAGAAGGACTACACGCGCGAAGGATCTGGTATGAACAACCTGCTCAAGATTGCAGAGAAAATGAAATCTTTCGAGATCGTGAAGTTTACTAAGGAAGACGTCGTTCGCTCAGGCTTTGTACGCGACTATATACTAACGCGAACAGAACTTGAAGAACGTGGAATGATAACTTGAGATTTGATCATAGTCCTTATATAGATTTACCTAGAGCAAAACAAATCAACACACCATCGGGCAGACGTTATCAGACGCCCGATGGTAATGTGTATCCATCCATCACTACGGTTCTCGGCGATCAGCCAGAAAAGAAAAAAGCGCTCGCTGAGTGGCGTGCTCGTGTTGGTGAAGCAGAAGCCAACAAGATAGCAACTCAGTCTGCTCGTCGTGGAACCAATCTCCATAATCTATTAGAATCATATATTCAAGGCGACAATCATTATCTAAAAGATGTTATGCCATCGACGATTGATCGTTTTCGTCTAGTTCAGAAATGCTTAGATAAAAATCTACAGATGGTCTATGCTTCAGAAACGCCAATGTATTCGGATATCCTGCGTATCGCTGGGACTGCGGACTTGATCTGCGAATGGAACGGTGAAGTAACAGTCGTTGACTTCAAAACAGCTCGCAAGATGAAGACGCCAGATATGATCACTGACTACTTCTTACAAGCTACTGCATATTCGATCATGTTTGAAGAGCATACTGGCATCGAGTGTCATCACTTTGCCATTCTCATGGTTTCTGACGAAGGCGAGTTCCAAGTATTCTCAGGCAAGCGCAACGACTACGTTCGTCAACTGATTTGTGTAAGAGATCAGTATGAGTGGAGAAAAAGTCTTGACAATCAATCCAAAATAGCTTAATATAAATAATATGCTGAGGTTGTTGAGACGCATAGAATAGGCGTTTCGGACGGGAGGGCAGTACTCCCCGCCTCCACCACAAGCACAGATAGACGATGTGAGGGCTATAGAGCGCAATTAGCTTTCATATTCGAGACAAATTTACTCTTGCGGGAGTTATTCTGTGCTTTTGATGGGGGCGAAATAGGTTCGACGGGATGCAGTAAAGATGCGAAGAGACCGAAAGCAACGTTCTAGATGCAAACGACAATGCACCTATCTCTTACGCTCTAGCAGCCTAAGAATGCGTTCGGGGGACACGTGGAAACAGAAGTCCCCCACTTTCCATACATTTGAGGTTAATCATGTCAGATAATGAAAAGCGTATTCGTTTTGAAGTATTGCAGACTGCTATCGGTATGATAGATCAGGGTCTATACTGGCGCAGAGAAAACGGCGAGAACGTTACTGCTCCAAATACTTCTGTGTATATTGAAAAAGCAAAAGAGCTAATGACTTTTGTTGACGATATGCCTGATCCCACTGTCAAAAGTGTTACCCAATTACTGACAGAACATAGCGGTAAGTAATTACTGAGGGATCGTCTAACGGTAGGACAGCAGACTTTGAATCTGTTTATCGGGGTTCGAGTCCCTGTCCCTCAGCCATCTGGAGTTTGTTATGACTACAATCAATCTCGGTATGAATGAGCTCAAGAAACTCGTCGAGTGGTTGGAAACAATCGAACCAAAACCTCATGTGATCTATATCTCAACGGAAGCTACTGGTATTGGTACAGCCGTTCGTGCTGAAATCAAGACTTCAGAAGATGAAGGTCTCTGGAAAGATTTGACCGACTATGACAATTGGTGATCTATGAGCTTCTATGATAATTGTGGAAATAATCAGAGACTAAGTTTAATTGCGGGTCCTTGTGTCTTTGAATCCAAGGATCATGCTGTTGATACTGCCGAACAGATCCAAGAAATTTGCGATAGCTTGGATGTCAACTTCATTTATAAGACCTCTTTCGATAAGGCTAATCGAAGCTCTGCGGATAGTTTCAGAAGTGCAGGCTTCGACGAAGCATATTACGGAATGGAGGCCGTCCGTGGTAGAGGCATCGAGGTGCTCACGGACGTTCACGATCCGTGGCAATGCGAACAAGTGCAGGCTGATATTATTCAGATCCCTGCGTTTCTTTGCCGCCAGACTGACCTTATTCGTGCAGCAGCAGAAAGTGGTAAGCCTGTTAACGTGAAGAAAGGTCAGTTCCTATCCCCATGGGAAATGAGTAATGTGGCAGACAAGCTAAAGAAGTTTGGCTGTACTAAGTATATGTTTACCGAACGCGGAACAACATTTGGCTATAACAATCTTGTGGTCGATATGCGGTCTCTTGATGTTATGAAACATTATACCGACAATGTTGTTATGGATTGTACACACGCTGTACAGTTACCAGGTGGAGCTGGTAAATCATCTAGCGGACAACGCCAATTTGTATCAACCATGGCAAGAGCTGCCGTCGGTGTTGGTGTTTCTGCTGTCTTTATTGAAGTCCATAAAGATCCTGACAACGCTCCAAGCGATGGTGCAAATATGTTGCGTATGGATAAACTTTGTCCTTTACTTTCTGAGCTTGTTGAGATAGACTATATCGTAAAGAGGAAAATTGTATGGAAGAGCTAATTGACAAATTTGCCATTCGAATTGCACGTGGACCTAATAGCGAGAAGTGGGGCGAATGGAACTCCGAAGAAGAACGAGAGTTTTGGCGAAATATTGTTCGTGAGCTTCTTAGAGAATATCAGGAGCTAGTAAACAAGAATGGCTAATATTACAGGCAAGGTGTGGGGGAATACAAGCACACTTATTCAAACTCCACTCGTTGAACTTCACAGAATCAATATCAAAGCTGGCTACAAGTGCTCGGAGCATAAGCATGAACACAAATGGAACGGATTCTACGTCGTATCAGGAACCTTGGAAATCCATGTTCGAAAGAATAACTATGAGCTCACCGATGTTACTGTTCTCAGAGCAGGTGACTTTACCACTGTGCGTCCTGGCGAGTATCATTGGTTCAGCTCTATCACCGATTGCGTTGCGTTAGAACTTTACTATCCAGAAACTCTCAGCGAAGACATTGTTCGCAAGAGCGTTGGTGGTCGTGATATCTCTGCGCCGCATGAAACAAAGTCGCCTTGCACAAAAGTCTGTACGCTAGATCCGCTGACTGGTAAGTGTTTTGGTTGTGGTCGTACTGCAGAAGAGATTCGCAATTATGGCTTAAACCACGCTAAGACTCTTTATGAAGGATATGACAAGTGACAGACGCAGTCGTAGCAAGCATCATGAGCTCCAACACATTTGTTTCTATGGTAGAGCTTCGCATCAGCGATCAAGGTATGAGCTATCTCGAAGCCATTACTGACGTCTGTGAAAAGACTGGGCTTGAGTTCGAGAACGTGTCTAAGCTCATGACGCCTACGATGCGCAAGTTGCTCGCAGCAGAAGCAACATCACTAAATCTCCTGAAACGCACTGGATCAAGGTTGCCAATCTAATGTCCATATATTCAAACACCACACCGAAGTCGTGGTCAGAGTTTGCAGAGTGGATGCGTAATCTAAAGCTGGATGGTATTGAATTTGAACACGATTATGAACGAGATGATATCATTGTCAGAAATAACAATACGAAGACGATTCAGAGAGCTTCCAGATTTATGTTTGAGACTATGGATCCCGAACTTCGACAAGAAACTCTATTACAGATGGTTGCTAATACTATGAAGAATCAACATGGCGGTATCACAAGCGCAGTCTATACTCCGACAGCAGTTAGTCCTATTTGGGTTACTGGAGGTGGTAGCGGTGGACTTGGATTTGGAAATGTAATGCGTGGAGCAATTGGAGCACCTTATATGCACGATATGCCAGAACTAGAAGCAGAATACGAACAGAAGGAACAAGAGCTTCAACAGGATCTGCTGAAAACAAAGCTGTTTACTCCAGAAGAGCGTCAACTTCTTACGGAAGTAAAGAATAAAGTTCTTCATATGTTTCTTCATAATCGTCTTGCTGAAGAACGAGCTATTCCGTTTAAATCAGAGAAGATGATCATCGCTGGTGGTTGCTTCGTTTCTCTTATCAACGAAGAACCCATCAACGATATCGACGTATTCTTTCTTGACGACGAGTACAATCACAATTTAGCTAAGGGAATGGCTAAGAGTTACGAGTCCGAAACACCAGTTGTTGTTCATCCATATACACCTGTTGTTCCTGTGATGTCTAGTAACAATACTATTGTCGGTCATGTTTCGCTTAGTCCCAAAATGCATCTTAACAAGCACGTCAAGATCGGTAATAAGAACTATATGGAAAACGATCAGATTGAGCAGACTATCTTTTTCAAGGATAGCAGAATGCAGTATATCACAACTAAGTATAAGACTCGTGAGGAACTAATTAGTCACTTTGACTTCAAACACTGCTGTGTGTCTTACGACTTTGCTACAGATAAGCTGTATATCACTCGCGAAGTTTTTGATCTCATCAAGAAGAAGAGTTTGGTTCAAAATGGTATTAGACGTCCAGCATTGTGGCGTTATGAAAAGTTTCATAATCGCGGCTGGAAAGAAGAGATTATGTTTCTTTGATGGAAGGAATGAAAGCCTATAGTCGGTATCAGGCTCTCAAGCTACACTTCACAACCGACTATGACTTCGTGAAGTATCAAGGCAAGATCCGCACGATTAGTGAAGAGGCGTTCCTAAAACGCAAAGACCAATACTTCTTTCGCAAGATTGAACGAAAGTATAATGACGAGGAACTGACTGAGTTCTTCGTAGCGAATTTCATCTCACAAGCAGGTGTTCGTTGGGTTGGTGAGATGAATGGACCAGAGTCAGAGAAAGTATATCTGAGCTGGTTGAAGCGTATGGAGTCCTTCTCATATTTCCTGAAGCAGGATCTTCAATACATTGAGGACAACGTGGATAAGCCACGCTATGTTCTTAAAACGAACGGTGAACATCCGCCACTGCTCAAATTGTATCTTGGCGGTAAGGTTACAGCAGAAACTGTAATCGCATTTGATATGGTGATTGACACGTTAAACTCGTGGAACGGTATTATTGAAGATACTATTGTATGGCCTGAGGTTTATCGACAATTGAGTAAGTACAAGCCATTCATTAAGGCAGACAAAGATACTGTAAAAAAAGTTATGCGTGAAGTCTTTTCGTCTTGACTTTGTGCTATATACTAGTATATGATGATTATGTGGATAAGACGAAACACACAACGTACATACAACGGAGACATACATGAACGAATCATTTTCCGCACTCAAGCGTCAGCGCACTTCTTCGCTGGAGCGTCTCACCAAAGAAATCAACAAGCTCGCTAACAAGGAACAAGGATCGTCATCTGATGATCGCTACTGGCAGCCAGAAGTTGATAAGGCTGGTAACGGATACGCTATCATCCGCTTCCTTCCCGCACCAATGAACGAAGAACTTCCGTGGGTCCGTATCTGGAATCATGGCTTCCAAGGTCCAGGCGGCTGGTATATTGAAAACTCCCTCACAACTCTGAATCAGCCCGATCCTGTCGCTGAGTATAACTCCAAGCTCTGGAACTCAGGTAACGACAAGGACAAGGAGATTGCTCGTAAGCAGAAGCGTCGCT